GCGGCGCAACCGCAATCGCCGTAGGAAAGGCACGATTGCGGAAGTCAGCGACGACAAGAGCAAATACCGGGTTAAGCTGTCCGATCAAAACGGCAAGCCCTACCTCACGCCATGGATAGGGGCACGTACGCTCGCGGCGGGTGGCGTCAAGGTGGACGTGCTTTATCAGGCGGGCGAGCAAGTCGATGTCGTTTCGGAGAATGGCGACATGACGGACGCGCAGATAGATTTCTCAACCTATAGCGCCGCCAACGCTCGCGAGAACAAGGATATGCCGCTGCATATCAAGATCGGCAATACCGTCTTGGAAGCCTCGGCCGATCTCGTGAAGGTGACCGGCGAAAAGGTTATTGTTCAATCGTCCAATGTGCAGCTCGGCGGCGAGGGCGGAAGAAAGGTCGCTCGCATCGGCGACAAGGTGAATGTCGGGGCCGGCTCGTCCTCGGGCCTATGGCCCATTGTCGAAGGCTCGTCCCGCGTCTTCGCCGCAGACTAGAGGAACACTCATGCAGAAATTCAAAGTTCGCACCGGCTGCGAGATCGCCGGTCAATGGCGCATGTCCGGCGAAATCATATCGCTGACTGCCGAGCAGGCGAGGGAGCTTGCGCCGCCGTTTGGCGATGTCGTGTCGCCGGTCAATTCAGAAAGAGGTTCGGGCGATGCCGGATTCGACGGGTATAAGCGCCGCAAGCGGCAAGTCTCTCAGTAATTGGGAGCACGTTCGACAATCCATCCGCAAGATACTGACCACGCCGAAAGGCTCCCGGCTGATGCGCCGGAATTTCGGCAGTGACTTGCTCGATCTGATCGATGCCAAGATGACCCGCCGCACCATTCTTGCCGTCTACGCCACTGCGGCGACGGCAATCCTCGAATGGGAACCGCGCTATCGCATGACGGCGGGCCGGGTCACGCGAGCCGATGCGGACGGCTCTATCACGCTGGAAATCTTCGGAACTTATTACCCTCGCGGCCATCGCGGCGACTACTCCATATCGGAGAGCGCAAGCGTCCGCGTCATCTATGGTGGGGCCTGACCATGGCAATCTACGCGCCTGATATCATTGACGTTTCCCGCCTGCCGGAACCGGACGCGATTGAAAAGCTCGATTTCGAGACGATCCTTTCAGCCCGCATGTCCGATCTGGAAAAGCGGGCAGAACAGGCCGGCTACGAATACGACACGGGTGGCCTCGAAACCGATCCGATCAAGATCGATCAGGAAGCCCATGCATTCCGCGAACTGTTGATGCGTGCCCGTGTCAATGACGGCCTGCGCTCGACCCTGCCGGCGTTCGCAAAGAATGCCGATCTCGACCACGCTGTTTCAAAGGCCGGTGTTGAGCGCATTGTGACGCTGGACGAACACGGCAAGGTCATCTTTCGCGAAGACGACAGCGCCTTGTTGCGCCGCTATCTCGCGACCTTTTCCGCGCCTGCGGCAGGCTCGGAAGATGGATACCTGGCTGCGGCCTTGAAGGCATGGCCGCAAGCGCACGACATTCGAATTGTGAACGGCGGGGCGGGCAAGGTTCTCGTCTATCTGCTGGGTGCCGATGGGGTCGCGGCTCCCTTGGATGCGGTCTTTACCGTCGCCAAGGCGCTCGACGCCAAGCATATCAGGCCGCTCACGGACGATGTGACAGTTTCGGCGGCAGCGATTGACCGCTACGCCCTGACGGGAAAGCTCATTGTGCCGCGTGGCCCCGACCCCGCGCAGGTGCTTGCCGCCGCCGTGAAGAGCGTCAAGGCGTTCGGCGTTGCTCGCTATCATATCGGGGCGGAAATTCCGCGCGATGCGCTGTTGTCGGCGGCATATGTCCCGAATGTCATCCGCATTGAAGGTGCCGGGTTTTCGGACATGCCGGCCCGCGCCAACGTCGCGCCGTTTCTGACGGGCATCAATCTGACCTTCGGGGTGCAATCGTGATCCCGGCGCAAACGCATTTGCTGCCGCCAAATTCGGAACCGCTGGAAAAGGCGCTGGCAGCGGTCGGCGAGCGCACCGATGCAATCGGGATTGACTGGCAGGTCTACCTCGATCCGTTGACCGCGCCGGTTCATTTCCTGCCGGTTCTCGCGCATGCCTATTCGGTCGATATCTGGAATCCGAAATGGCCGGTCCATCATCAACGCCGCGTGATCGCCGATGCGATATATCATCATCGGATCAAGGGAACGCTCGCCGGGCTTGAAGCCTATGCCGGCATTGTCGGAAGTGAGATTATTCGCACCATCCGGCCGCCCGGCACGTTCTTTCTGTCGGGCGGCATGTCGGAAGAGCAGCGGGCGGCACTGTCTGATCGCATGCCGCAAATCCGCATCTACACCCGCGCTCTGCGATCCAGCGCCGGCAAGCGGCTGTTTCTTTCGGCGCGATCTTACTCGGCGCTCGGCGCGTCCTTCGTCGCCGACAGCAAGGCGGCGGAGAGAACCCGCCCGCGCATTACCTTTGTCGAGCGCGGCATAGAGCAGCCGATCAACGTCGAAGAGATAACGGACATCATTCCGGGCCTCGGCTACGCCCTATACGAGCGGGCCTTGCTGCGGCGTCCGCGTCGGCGCTCTGTTACCTATCTCGGCAAAAGCCTGCGCTTCTTGGTATCGCTCGATCACAATCGATCGGTGGCGGCATTCCGGCGGGCGGACGGCGCACCCTCGGTCATTCGCTATGGCATGCGTCCGGCGACTGTCCAGCCCGAAGCGGAATATACGCCGGCAAAGGCAGGGCGGGCGGCATTTTTCGGGCGACCCTTGCACCGTCGTTACTGGTCGAACATGCGATCCGAGACGCGGGTGTTTGAGCGCATCGTCATTTGGGATCCCGAAATGGTCCCGCGCCGCCGTGGTGCCTCATATTTGGGTGTCAGCCGCTTCGGTGTCGCGCCATTCACTGCCGAACTGGTGGTGCATGTGCCGTCTATCAAACCACGCCGGGCGCTCTTGGTGGGCGGTTTCTTCGGAAGCTTCTTTGCGGCCTCCGATGGCGAAAAATATCGCGAAACCCTGCGAGCCCTTCGCGCCGCGAAATCGGCGCGAGACACGATCCTCATCAACACGAAAACCTATCGCAGCCCGCAGGCAGGTCAGCTCATTGTTGCTGGCACGCCCTTCATTGCTGGCCGTCTACTCAGGAGCTGACATATGCTGAAAACAGTACCGTTTCAGGATCGCATGGAGGCGCGTCATAGCGACCTCAACGCTATCCAGACATCCGCCCGCGCGACGTTTGACACGCTGGTCAAGGATGCGGTGACGGCGGACGCACCCGGTTATGCCGGCTTCACCGTTACCAAAAACAGCGCGACCGAATTGCAGGTTGCCGGGGGTCGCATTTACCGGCCCGATGGCGCGATCTTCGAATTGGCGCAGGCTTCGACCCGCAATATCGTCTCGATCCTGCCTTCGGCGACGAAGCGGCTGGTTGCCGTCATTGCCTACGGTCAAGAGGAAGACAGCCGCAACGAGACCCGCGACTTTCTCGTGGATCTCGAAAGCGATACGACCGAACCGCGCCAGATTGTTGTCGAACGCCAGCGCGCCGCCAAGATTGACCTTGTTCCGGGGCAGGAAAGCGCGACACTTCCTCGGCCCGTTGTCGATCAGTCGTTGATCGTCATCGCCTGGGTGACGCTGAACACGACCGGTATCGAGGCGATTGCGATGGAAGCCGCCAACGCGCTGCCGTCCGTCACGCGCAACGACAAGCGCATTCGCTCGCTCGAAGTCTGGCGTGAGCAGATTGAACCCCGCATCAACACGATAGCCAGCGATATCACCGCGCTGAAAAAGGGCATGGCGGGCATGGCCGGGTCCGGCGAGCTGATCAACGTCATGCGCGATATCGCCCGCCTGAAAGAGAAAATGGAGATACCGGACGATGCTTCGGATTGGGCTTCGGATCGCTATCTGACCGACCACGAAACTGACGTCGAGAATCTCGACCTTCTTTGCCTTGTCGAAGAGGGCGTTCGGTTTTCGCATGACGCGCGGAATGAAACGCAGATTTCGCTCTATAACCCGCTCGATCTCAACGCCTATGTGCCGGGCAACGGCTTGCTGCTGCCGGCGATCTCCGGTCGGGAAATCCGGCTGGCGTCTTCGGCGGGCGCTGTCGATGGTGCCATTGCCATCGCTCAGTACGGTTTCCAGACCCACGAGATGAAACAGATGTCGGTGGCCCGCTCGCGCTTGCGCTATGGGCCGGCCTATAACGTCTGCAACAATTCGCAGTGGTGGGCGGATGGCGTCTACGACAGCGCCACCAACACGTTCAAGAAGAACGGCGAAACCTTCCTCGTCACGGGCACGCAAATTCTCGATAACGTCTACGGTCAATCGTGGTGGGACCCGCTCAATGCCCATACGCTGTTGCGCGTTCAGCAGTTTTGGGAAGACGAGTGGAACGATAACTACTGGGTGGCGCAGGTCACCGACCGCACGGTGTCCGGCGCGCAGATCGCACAGACCATTCTCAATTCGCAGGATGGTTGGTTGTCCGGCCTCAAGCTGCGTTTCACCGAAAAGGGCGCGGACGGCGATGTCCATATTTCCATCGCCTATGCCACGGCGAGCGGTTCGCCCGATCCGGCGCATCTCGTGACGCATGTCACGATTCCCTACGCCGATATCAAGGTTGCGCCGAACGACACTTATATGACCATTCCGCCCGTGTTCCTTGAGGCCGGGCAACGCTATGCGCTGATTGTCACGACGCTTGGCAATCACAAGGTCGCGGTCGTTGACAGCAACAAGTATGCGCAAGGCACACTGTTCTACTCGACGGACGGCGCATATTATCAGGGCGATCTGACGCGCGACCTGTATTTCCAGTTGGAATATCTGGTCTTCAAGGCGTCTCGCGTCGAAATCGAACTGGCAGCGCTGACGCTGTCGGGCGGTATTGCCTCCATCGATATCCTCGCCGGCACGATCAAGCCGAAATCCTGCGCGATTGAGCATCAAGTGATGATCAACGGCGCATGGAAGCCGCTAAACGTCTTGACGCCCAATCTGCTGGTCGGCTTGCCTCCGTTGCTTCGTCATCGTGTGGTGATGACGGGCACCAATGCCGTTGCGCCTGCTTTGGAAATACCGAGCAGCCGCATTCGCATCTGGCGACAGCGCACGACGCTGAAACACATCTCGACCCGCCGGACGCTTGCGACCTCGGCGACGACGATCACGGTGCAACTGATCATCGCCAAGTTCGAGGCTGACCGGCATACCATCGCCGTCAAGCTTCGCAAGGATGACAACACTCTGATTGCGAGCAGCGGCTTTGTAGACGAACCGATTGATCCGGGCCGCTTCCGCCGCACCTATAGCTTTGCGGCAACCCCGGCGATCAACGCCTACAAGATCCAGATCGATGGCACCACGAACAATGCCCTCGTTCCCTTCCATGTCGAAGAGCGCGTTGACGTCGCTCTTTAA